TAATGGCTAAAAAATCTGTACCAAAAGACGAAACTTTTGAAAATCAAGATTTGGATCTGTTCAAAACTTTAGAAGCGTTGGACAAAAAAGACTATGACTTTTTTGACAGGTTAACTCCCGAACAGCAGAAAAAGTTTGTACCATTTTTGTTAGTACAATGGATGAGTGCTATTAAAGGCAATAAAGATTTACAACGATATTATTTGCAAAGCACAGAATATTATGCTAACAAATATTTGCTAGATCATATGATTGCTAGTAAAGAACATTCTCATCCAAAACTACAATGGTTAATGTTGTGTGCTGCTAGCCCAGGCAAGGGGAAACAGTTTCATCAATGGATACCCAAGATAGGTGAAAAAGTAAGCTTACTTAAAGAAGCAGCTAAAACTAAAGAGATTCAAGACTACTATAAAAAGATATACCCAACAGCCAGTGAACGAGACATAGCAGAAGTAGCAGAAGTATTTGTTACTGAACACAAAAAGAAAGTAGTACTAGCTAAAAAATTCCCAACACTAAAATTAGACGAAATAGAATTGTTGAGCACTATTGTAACCGATGATGAACTTAATCAGTATGAAAGAGACTCAGGTAACTGAATTTGTTTGCGACTTTTGTAATAAGCAATTCCAACGCGAACAGTCAATGTTTAAACACATGTGCGAAACTAAGCGTAGAGTGCATGAAAAAGATAACGCTGGAAACAGAATAGCGTTTCAGTGCTGGCTTGCTTTTTACAAAAAGAATACAAACTCAAGAAAACCAAAAACTTATTTGGACTTTGTAAAAAGCGCATATTACATAGCCTTTGTTAAATTTGGTAACTATTGTGTTGATATTAATGCTATCAATATTACTAGATACTTAGATTGGTTGCTAGACAATAAAATTTCTATTGATAGTTGGACTAGTGATCAAGTATACAATCGTTACTTGATTTATTACTTGCGCGAAGAAGATCCACTTGATGCTATTGCTAGAAGCATTGAAACTACTATTAAATTAGCAGAACCAGATAATATTAAAGCTGGTGACTATTTACGATATGGTAGTAAGAATAAAATTTGTTATAAGATTACTAACGGCAAGATCAGTGCATGGATGTTATATCAAAGTCAATCGGGTATTGAATTTATTGAAAGTTTAGATGAAGGTTTACAACGATTGATCTTTGATTATATCAATCCTGAACAATGGGCATTAAAGTTTTTGCGAAACAAAGAACAAGTAAAGCAAGTTAAAGAACTATTGAAAGAAGCTGGGTATTAAAGTTGAGCGAACAGATATATTCATTAGATGATGTATCAAAGCAACTAAACATACCCAAAAGTTGTTTAGTATGTTCACATTGGACCATGCGAAAACAAGTTTGGAAGTGGGCTGAAGATTGTGATATAAAGATAGAATACCAAGGTTCCGAATTGTTTAGTATATCTGATATTTGGTATGTACCAATAGAAGAACATAGAATTTGGTTTAAACTGAGGTGGGAATGAGCTTGTCACAAAACGAGCATGATGAGATTCTAACTGAGATGGCGAATAATATTCGTAATCGTTTAGATCAAGAGTTATTATACAATTTGTGTATCACAAGTGGGTGGTATGGTGCAATAATTTCTTATCAGCAACTTGATGAAGTCATAGAATGGGTAAAACAAAACACTATAGGTGAACATCGTTGGTTTGATAATCGTATAGCGTTTGAACAGTCTAAAGATTATGAATGGTTTTTATTGAGGTGGGAATAAATGGGTTTCAATTATTACGATCATGTAGACATAATTGATTATGTTCCTACCAACCGAAAAATCAGGAAAAAGATTTTCATTAATAATGAATGGCAAGAACAAATCTTTATTCAGTGTGACTGGACTAGAGCTTTAGAAGATTGGTTATGGGAAAAATATCCTAACAAAGGTTACCTAAAAGATTGGTGGTTGACTAGTAAACGTGTTACAATAAACGATAAAATATATGTCCATTGGAAACTATGCGAATAATAACATTTAAAAAGATAGACAGAAGATACAACGGCGGTAATATTTATCAATATATGATAGAGACTCATGGTATGAATTCTCGGGACCAAATCAAGACGTTTAATGAAATTAGACAATGGTGTGAAGTAATTTGGGGACGTAGTTATGAGTTACACGATGCTTGGGCACATGACGAAGACTGGCCAATATGGGCTTGGGCTAACGATAGCAAGGACAGCAAACGCGCTATTTACTTAAAGACCGATAAAGAATATATGTTAGCTAAACTAAGATGGGAATGATATGCCCTCTCATTTGATGATAGATATTGAATCTTTGGACACATCACCCAATTGTGTTATTCTTACTATTGGTGTAGTAAAGTTTAACCCAAAAGGAACTGGTGTGCTTGATAGATTAGAACTAAAACCTACTATTGAAGATCAAACTGAAGTATATAACAGAATCATTAATGAAGATACTCTCAGATGGTGGTCGCAACAATCTCCTGAAGCACTAAACGCAGCGTTTAATGAACAGGGTAGAATGTCATTAAAAGAATGCATGGAAGTGTTATATCATTATTGTTGGAATCAAGATGCTGTGTGGTCAAACGGTGCCCCTTTTGACGTAGTAGTTATGGAAACAGCGTTTAGACAAACTTTAACTGATAAACCAAATCCAATACCATGGCCTTTCTATACAGTAAGAGACACTAGGACTTTATTTGAAATAGCCGGTGTGAAACTAAAAGATAAAAAGTATGGTACTAAAACTACGCACAATGCAGTAGAAGACGCCGAACATCAAGCGATTGTAGTACAAGATGCTTATCAAAAGTTAATAGCCGCTGGATTAATGAAACCGTGAAATTAAACTTTGACGTAGACATTGACGTAGGTAATAGAGATTTGATCTTGGAAAAGATCAAACATATACCTGCTTCTATGCGTAATATTACACCTATTAGAAAACACGCTTCTGGTATATATCCATGCAACATACCATATGATCCTATAAATGAAATTGCAGCTATTTCTTATGAAGAGGCAGAAGAAAGGGGATACTTTAAGTTAGATATCTTAAATGTTCACGTTTACGAAAAAGTAAAAAGTGAAGAACACTTGATTAGTTTGATGCGTGAACCTGATTGGACTATGCTAACTAAGCGAGATATAGTAGAACAACTTATACACTTGAATGGTCAGTATGATACGATTAGAAAGATGCCTGAACCAATAGATAGTATACCACGGTTAGCTATGTTCTTAGCAGTAATAAGACCAGCGAAACGTCATTTGATAGGAAAAACTTGGCAAGAAGTAAACAAAACAGTGTGGGACAAAGGCAGTGATGGCTATAGCTTTAAAAAGTCACATAGTTTGGGTTATGCATGGTTGGTTGCCGTACATATGAATTTAATAAAAGAGGAACAACATGGATCTTAAACTTATACCTGAAGATAGCGAAGTACTAAGAGAAGTAGCTGAATCGTGGGACTGGGAAAAAGACGGTGATCCCAGTGAATTAGTTAAGGCTATGTCCAAGCTAATGGTTTTACATAACGGCATAGGTTTAGCTGCGCCTCAGTGCGGTATTGCTAAACGCATATTTGTTATGGGTAATTCTGATCATTTAGTAGCATGTATCAATCCAGAAATTATCTCAGGTAGCGAAAGAGTGAGAGAGCAAGAAGGATGCTTGAGCTTTCCTGATCTTTGGATGTATGTAGAACGATACAAAGATATCTCAGTAGAGTATTACAATGTTGCTGGTGAGAAAGTACAACAAGAATTTAATGGTTTAATGGCTAGGGTCTATCAGCATGAGCTGGATCATTTAAATTCTATATGCTTTGATGATAGAGTAGGCAAGCTTGTACTAGAACGAGCAAAAGAAAAGAGAAAAAAGATAAGAGAAAAAAGATAAGAGCTAGAAAAGGCGTTTAACTAAAGTAATTGATCTTCTTTTTGATCTACGCTTACCTAAATCAGTCATGCTGACAGTAGGTCCGTGTAATATT